GGCGTTGGTGGGGGAGGTCTTCAGCAACCGCACCGTGACGACTCCAGACTGGTCGGCATGCAGGGAGTGCATCACGTTGCCGTCCGCCCCCACGACCATCGTGTTCTTGTCCCCCGTGGGGGACAGAGTGATGCCCTCGTCCGCCGCCCCCGCGCCGTAGCCCAGATTTGCGGAGCCCGTGGGGCCGACGAGCGAGGCGGCCACGTCGCGGAAGGAATAAGTGTTGCCCATTTAGACGTGCTCCAAAATTTGAGGACTAGTCGGCCAAAGGACCGCCCGACTAAGGCTGTACGGAAACAATGACGGAGCTGCTGTGGATCGCGCCCGCGAGCTTTATGGCGGCCTGGATGAGCGGCGCCTGGCGCGCGGCGCGGGCGGACTGCGCCTGGCTCGCGACCGGCGGGGCGTAGACGTAGTAGCCGGTGATAAGCGTCTGCCCGTTCACGATCACCCCGACCGCCGGGCCAGTCCAAACTCCCGGCGCCACCAGCCCGTTCGTCACCGCCTGCTCGCAGCACCCCGTCACCCCGTTCACCAGCTGGCTCACCCCCGCGTCGGTCTGCGGGAGCTTCGTCGGCGAAGTCACCAGGAGGTTGAACAGCGTGGTCTGGATGAAGTTCTGCAGCCAGTCCGTGCCGTTGATGACGTCGAAGAACTGGCCACTCGCCATGACGCCGTTCTGTACGATCGCGACCCCGTTGTTGTAGTTCACGAAGACGTTGCAGTTCTTCCCGATCAACGCCGCGGCCTGCGTCTCGGTCAGGGTCTCAGCCACTATGCCGGACTCCTGCTTGAACTTCAGCGTCAGCACGGTGTTCGCGCCGGTGAAGTCCACGGTGAAGGCGATGCCGTAGATGGCCGCCGTCGCGTAGGGCGAGGAGCTGCTGTACTGGACAAAGGTGCGGGTGTAACCCAGCGCCTTCAGCAAGCTCGCGACGTCCGAGGAATTGCCGGCGTTAAGGGCGTTGGCCTCCTGCGTCGTGACGCCGAAGATGCGGGAGACGGTCGCGGACTGGATCGCGCCGGCCACCGCCACGTAGTCGGAGTCCGCCGGCATGACCGACGCAGCGAACATGGACCCGTACCAGTTGTTGGTGAGGTTGAGGAAGGTGTTGACGCAGGCGAGCGGGGACTCCGCAATGATGCCGTTCGCCACGTAGCCGCCCGCGGCGGCCGTGAGACCCATGAGGCCGGAGATGTCCGTCCCGCTGCCCGGCGCGGTCGCGAAGGACACCGCCGAGGCCGCGCCGGTGGTGGCGCTGAAGACCCGGAACACGGCGTTCGCCGCGTCCCAGATCACCGTCGCTACGCCGCTCAGCGCGGTCTGCAGGTCCGAGGCCACCCCGTTCAGGTTCGTGACCGCGGACAAATTGATGCCCGTCAAAGCGTGCGGGGTGCTGTCGACCGTTACCGTGAGGCCACCGTTGGTGACGACGGTGAAGTTGGCGATCGCCTGCTGGGTTGGGCTCAGCGCGCCGCCGACCAGCGCGCCGTTCGTCGCCGTGCGCGCCCAGCGGCCGATGTACATCTGCGCGGGCTGCGGGGACTGGTCGAAGAACTCCACCGCTGCCAGGTACTCCGGCGCCGAGGTGCCGAAGTCCGTACCGACCGAGGAGGCGGAGGTGTAGAGCCGGTAGCGCTGCACGACGTCAATGACGTTGGAGTCGCCCAGCACGATGAGGGAGCCGAAGTTGCGCTGCTGCGCGCCGAGGGCGGCGAGCTGGATGAGCACGCTAACGACATCGTTAACGGAAAGACCCAGATTGGTTGTCGGCATTTAAGTGTCTCTCCAAAAACTTTTAAGCAGGGGGCACTGTGATCGTGTCGTCGATTCCGTTGTCGGAAATCGTTTCCTCCACAGCGCTCAATAAATTCTCAACCGGGTAGTAGCGCGTCACCTTGCGGCGGAAGTGCAGCGGCAGGTCCTTGCGCAGCACCCATTGTTGGTTCAGCAAGTCCGGCACCGTCGTCACCGAGCCGCTGGCGATAAACCGGATCTGCTCCGCGCCCAGCGCCTCCGTGTTCTGCGGCACTCCCAGCCCATCCCGCAGGCGCTTCGCGTAGGCGCCGGCAGAAGGGCCGTAGAACGTAGCGAGGAGGTCTATGTCCTCGTGGTCCACGTAGTTGTCCGCGCCGGGGTCGGTGCCCAGGTGCGTGATCGCCGGCCCCGCGTCGGGGCTTTCTGACACAACCCCGATGGCGCACCAGTTCACGTCCGGCTCCGGTTGCTTCGGGTTCTCCGGCTGCCACCGCGGGCGCACGTAGAAGCCCGGCAGGCCCGTGATCGCGACCACGGTGACTTGAAATATGGCGTCGAGGGCCGCGTCTTCCTCGGGGAAATTTAAGTCGCTGTCCGCGGTCTGCGGCCCCGTGTTATCCGCGGTCGGGGAGGCGTTGTCCGCGGTCCAGGGCAGCGGGTCCCAGGAGGGGACGGGGGTCGGAAGGAGGACGCCACCGGACGCGCTGGTATTGGGATCGGTCGCCATAGTTCATCCGCCCGAAAGGGGCAGCAAGTCGCACCGCGCCTCGACGAACCCCGGGCCGTACTGGGAGTAGTCATTGACGTTCGCGACGGTGAACTGCCGGTGGTTCCAAACCACGATGTCGGCCGTCAGTCCCGTTGCGCCAGCAACCGGGGGTGACAGGGCGGCGGCGCACTTCCCGTCCGGGTTGGTCCCGCGGCCGTCCTGGAGCCGGAAGCCGGTGATGACCATGATGCTGCCTTTAATGCGCTCACCTTCCGCGAAGCGCTCCAGCACGCTGCCCTCGTAGCTCGTCACGACGCCGGAAAACGGAATCGGCGTCGGGGTGTTATTCGCCATGCCATCGTTGCCGACGACCTGCGAGCTGCGGATGCATATCAAATCCAATGTGACGAAATCCGGATCGACCAGCAGCTCTGTAATGTCAATGCGGGCGTTCATTTCTTCTCGACCACGTAGGTGACGGCATTGCGCATGGACCCCGTATTCACGAGCGCGACAATTCCCGCCTCGCTCTGCGCCTGCGCCGGGGGCATCCCGCCTTTGATCAGTTCCGCGTAACGCTCCTCCGCTGGACGCCGCGACTGCGTGTTGCGCGCGCCGCGACGGTTGCGGATGGTCGCAGGGGACAGCGGCGGGGGGATGTTGCTGTTGATCTGCGCGATGACGCTGTTGGCTCCAATGACACCCGCCGCATTCAGCTTCTGCTCTGCGAGCTTGCTCTCCCCCACCAGCGCCGCGTCCGCCGCCTTGCGCAGCTGCGCCAGCGCCTTCGCCTCCGCGTGCTCCACCCCCGGGATCAGCCACGCGCGCGCCGGGATGTTCTGCGAAGGCGAACCGAACTCCATCACGTACCCGATGGCCGCGTTGTTCATCGGCCCCCCGTCCTTGCGCGCGGCGTTCTTGGACGGTATGCCGATCAGCACCTGCTTGCCGACCAGGTCGTTTATCGCGCCGACGACCTTGCCGACGTTGTCGACCTTGATGGTAACGCGCTTGACGATGGGCATTTACGTGAAGTAGCCTGGCGCGGCGCCGTTGCTGCCGAGGAAGCCGTGGTAGTCGCCCGCCTGTATGGAGCCGCCGCCCGCGGAGCAGGTCTTGCCGTACTGCTTGCCGACTGAAATCAGCGGCGGCTCACCCGTGCGAGTCCAGCAGCGATGCGCAGTCCCAAAGGGACCTGAGTCCTTCGGCAAGGTGCAATTGCTACAGCGAGTGTCAATCATCCACTGATGCCCATTCGGGCACACGACCACCAGGCACCGACCATCCGGCCCCCGCATACTCTCGCCGAACCAATCCGCATCCCACATCATCCCGGGGTTCTGCTCCGCATCACGCAGCATATATTCGCGCCCCGTGGCGGCATCAGCATAAACCTGGGTGACGTTAATTTGCCACTCGTCGTCCTTCGCGAAGTGGTATTCGCACCCGTCACACTTCGCTGGCCAGCGCGGGTCATCGTGCGATATATTAGCTTCTGTCGCAACTGCCCAATCTCCGTTGGCATTTTTCCCGCGTGGAATGACCTCTAGCAACACGTCCGCGTTGTGAAAGCCGTAGCGCCCTGGGCAACGCGTTAAAGTCTCGGTCTTATAACTCGAATACCGTCGCAAGGTGCGACGCGCGTGATCCGACGGCGTCACGAAAAAGCATTTGACGCCCACATTTAAATCCAACCAAAACCGTTGCCAGAAAACGGCCCCGCCCACGTGCCGAGACCGAAGGGCAGTCCGCCTTCCAATACTTGAATCCCGCCCGTGCCGATCTGACGGGCCAAATAGAGGAACTCCACCCCGTAGGATGTGGTGTTATAAATTCCGCCGCCCTCCAGCGTCACGGACGACGGATCGTACCCCGCCGACACCTTGTCTACAGACTTGCTGGTGAGCACCCCCTGCGTCGCGCCGGGGACACCGCCCGCCTGGGCGGTGAGCTGCGCCTTCGCGGACAGCGCCAGGTGGTGCGCGACGAAGAGCGCCGCGCCGTGGTCCAGGAGATCACCCCACCGGAAACTATTGAGCAACTTCCCCGCAATCCCGATCCAAAAGTTGATCTGGCTGTTCGTGAACCGCTGCGGGTCACCGAACTCCGGGAAGTCCAGTCGCAGGGACTGCGGCGTTATGGTGATGACCGCCGGGGCGGGGCAGGGGGCCGGCGGACACCAGTTCATGGAGCGCTACTTGTTGCGATTGCGATTGTTGTTATTGTTCTGCTGCGCCTGCTGGTCGGCCGCAGCCTTCTCCGCATTGGCCCGGTCAATCGCCGCTTTGTTCTCCGCAACCGAGGCATCGGTCTCGCTGGTGGCGGAGGGGTTCAAAAGCTCCTGACCGTCGGGGCCGAGCCGGCGGCCGTCCGCCCCCACCCGGTTGCCGAACGTGTCGCGGGTGTCGACGATCGACCCGTCGCGGCCCCGCCCAGCGTAGCGCGCGTCGTTCTCCTGCCGAACCTTGTCGGCGTTGGCATTGCGCTCGCGCGTGCGATCCGCAGCGGCCTTGTCGAGCGCCGCCTTCTCAATGTTGGCCTTGTCAGCGGCCACGCGGTCAATCTCCTGCTTGTCGAACGCCAGCCGGCGCGCGTCCGAGGTGGCGGCCGCGTCCAGGTCCGCGGCGATGTCCCCGCGCGAGCGCGGGACGCCTTCGATGTGCCCGTCCGCGAGGGTGTCGCGGATCCAGGGGTGGTTCGCGATTTCGTCCGGGATCTCGTGCACCCCGACTCCGAACCGGCGCTCCAGCCCGGTGCGGGAGTCCTCGCGGCCGGGGAGGGAGAAGATGAAAGGCTTTAAAACACGGATGGTGGTCATAACTTTTTCCTTCAAAGAAGTTCGGTAGTCAATCGTTCACTAATGGGCAAATGACGACTATCCCAAATTTGATCTCCTGCCGACCAGCTCCGGATAGACCATCTCCACCGCACCAATGCGACAGAAGTAGGTCGTCAGCTGGTGCAGCGTGCGGTACTCCAGCGGAGTGCGCTGCGTCGGCACGAGCGGGAAGCGGATGCGGACCGGGTCCTTCGTGTAGGCGAGCATCGCGTCGGTCGCCGTCGGCCCCTTGCCGCCGTTGTTGGTGCCGGTGAGCCACTTGCAGGGGTAGATCTCCAGCGGGCGGCCGTTGACGCCGTTGGAAATGGAGTTGATGCGCAGGAACTCCATGACGGAGATGTTGCCGGCGGTGCTGATGAGGGTCGACACGAGGTAGCTGTACTCGGCCGGCGCGATGAGCAGGCGCTCCGGGCAAATCGCGTAGGCGCTCGCCGCCCAGACGCTCGTCAGGAGCGAGTTCACGTCCTGCAGGATCTGCGCCGGGGTCGCGGAGGCCCAGTTGCCGTTCACCGCGTTGCCGACGTTGGAGAGATTCGTCTGGTTCAGCATGCCTGTGATGGCGTTGCCGAACTGGTCGCGCAGCGCGGCGTCGCCGATGTACACCTGCTCGTCCACGTCCATATTCCACTTCAGCATCATCCCAGCGTACTTCTGCTGGTCCACGGGGCGACCCAGCTTCTGCGCCGAGGCCAGCTCCGGGATCGTCCACCCGAGCTGCACCCCCCAGAGGTTCAGCGGGTAGATCGTCTTGCCGATGTCCAGCGCGATGTCGACGATGGCGTTGGAGTCCTTGCCGATCCAGGCCTTGTCGCTCCCCGCGACCCCCAGCGCCTGCGCGAAGGTGGAGTTGGTGAAGGAGCTGAACTCGTCCGCGATCGAAACATCCTCGCGCAGGTCGATGTCGCGGGTCCAGGTGACGGACGCGAGCGGCATGTGCATGCGCTGGTCGAGACGCTCCAGCTCACCGACGAGAAAGACGCCCGCCGAGTCGACCGTGGCGGAGTCATAAGTCATTGCATCCCGGGTCTTGATCCCGCGGTGCACGGCACGTTGAATATTCATGATTGAAAAGGTCTCCGTAGAAAGCCGCCCGAGAGAGCGAACTGAGGGTTGAAGGGTAGAAAAGCCGCAGGGCCGCCCGCGGCGGCTTTACAAAGGAAAGTTGAACTACGCTAAAACGAAATGGCGAATGATCTCAAAGGTTGTATGCGAGCTCCGCATTTCCCGATGCATCCGCCGCGCTCATGAAGTAAGCGCCGACGATCGCCTGCTGGTTCGCCGGATCGCTCATGAGAGCCTCCAGCTCGCCGACCGGTCGGCCGCTCGCGCCCGCTGCCGTGCGGAAGTAGACCTGGCTGTTGGGGGCGGGGGTGCCGCCGCCGGAGAACACGGTCATGTACCCGCGCTTCAGGATGTTGGCGAGTCCCGCGTCGAGCGGAACACCCGTGCCCAGCGGGTCGGAGGCGTTGGCGCCCGTCGTCGGGAACGGCCGCACGAGCAGCCCGTAAACGTTGTCGGTCGTGTCCCCGGCGCCGACCGGGACGATGAGCCCGTTGACGAGCTTCACCGGCACTCCGTAGGCGCCGAAGGCCGTAGCGCCGAAGGGCTGCGCCTCGATCGTCGCCTGCGACGGCCGGGACACGTCGCCCGGGATGCCGAAGGGCATGCGGAAGAGAATTGCATTGGAGATCGTCATCGTTGAAAATACCTCTAAGGGGTGAGAGTGGCGCAGCGCGCCGGAGTTTTACGTTGCGGGCTGCGACGCCCTCGGAGCTTTAACCTGTCTTGCCGCGCGCCCAGAACTTGGCGTTGGCTTCGTTGATCTCAGCGATGGTCTTCGGAGCGCTGAAGTCTTTCGTGGTGAGCTTGGTGCGGATGCCGTCGTTGTTGCGCACTCGCGTGAGCTCCGCGGCGCCGTTGAAGACGCCGAGCAGGGAGGCCGCGTCGAGCTTGTCCAAGGTGCGACCCATCAAAAAAGTCTTCACGATCGCCTTGCCCGCCTCCGTCGCGTCCGCGGTCTGCAGCGCCTTGAGCATGAGGGCGGGGATGACGCCGCCTTCCTTGTCGGAGGCCACCGCGTCCGCAGTGGGGATCGAGATGCCCGGGGCGAGGATCTCCGCGCGCGCGGCGATTTCCTTCAGTCCGTCGCCGACCCAGATCTTCCCGAGGTCGACCCGGGGCGCGCGCAGCTCTTCCGCGGCCAGCAGGGCGTCCGCCACGGCCTTGTCCTCCTTATCCTTCTTCTCTTTAGCCTCAAATTCGTCGCGGGTCTTCTTGTCGGAGGTTTCCTTATCCTCGCGCGCCTTTTTGGCCGCGGCGGTCTCCTCCTCGTCCTTTGCGCGCTTGTCGCGCCAGGCTTTGGCTTCATCGCGCATCTCTTTCGCGGCGTCCTTCATCTCGCGCGCGGCGTCTTTCATCTCCTTTTTCTCCTTCTCCTCCGGGTCGCTCTCCGCGTCCTCGGCGCGCTCCAGCTCCGCCTTCAGCGCCGCCTCGTCCTTGTTCTGGAACGCGGTCAGGAGACGCGCGAACTGACCGACAAATTTACCTTTGCTCATTGGGAATGCTCCGGAAGTTGACTGATGGGATGTGGTAGTTCGCTCGACGGGCACGCCGTCTTTTATCGCGCAGCGCGGGCCGGCGCGCCCGCGCTCGACCAACGCCACGTGGTTCCCCACGATGTTGCGCTGGATGCCGTGGCCGGGTTCGGCCTGCTCGTAGTCGGACTCGTACCCGGCGGACAGGTCCGGCATGTCCTTGTTGACGTAGGCGATGGCGGCGACGTCGGTGATGAGGAGGTCGCCGATCAGCAAGTCGTCCTCGATACCCGTCCCGCGCCGCGGGTTCTGCACCGTGCCGACCGCTTTTTCCTTCCAATTCTCCGGCGACACAAACTCCTCCGGGTGCGTCACCGTCACGGGCTTGCCGACGAAGGAGGCGATGGTCTCCTCGCGGAACACCTCCTCCGGAAGCCTGTCAATGTGGATCTGCCCCGCGGAGTTGGGCTCCAGAGGGATCTCCGTCGAGTTATACATCTGCGTCCCGGTGCGCGCGAGCGCGACGCCCTTGCAGAGCAGGAAGCCCTCCGGGGTCAGCGCGCGGGTCTTCCCCAGCATCTCCGGTGCGTAGAAGTCCATGCGGTCGTTCATGAAGAGCCGGATGCCGCGCTTCCCGCCGGGGGCGTCGGCCGTCTTGCCTGCCTTCTTGTACGCAATGGCGACCGCTTGAGATTGGGGGTAGCCCGCCTTCACCAGCTCCGCCACGTTCTCGGAAATGTCGGCCTGGGAGGTTCCCTCTTTGAGCGGCACAGCGTTAACCTCTTATGGGAAGGATTGCGTAGCGCCCGAGCACCTTCTGCGGGTTGCTCGTCTGCGCGGTGACGGAGAAGAAGTAGTCGAACCCCGGCTGCGCGTTGGCGCCGCTCACGGGCTGCTGCACCTGCGTGGGAGTGGCGGGCGCAACCACCGCGTTGTACTCCGCCGCCCCGTTCAGCACGTCGGTCGGAGTCCCGTCGTCCCCCGCGGTGGTGGAGACGGAAACGACCGGGGTGTCAATCAGTCCCTCACCCGGCAGCAGGTCTGAGCTGAAGTCGAACGTCAGGACCCGCTCCTCCCCGACGCCGATCTCCGGGAACCGGAAGGTGCTGTCGTCGGAGTCGCAGCAGACGACGAACTCAGGGTCGAGGGGGTACACAGCTAGTTCGGCGCGACCAGCATGTCGTAGCCAGCTAGCACTTCCCAATCGGTCGGCTGCGTCTGAACGTATTCCTTAATGATCACGTTTTGCGCAGAAGTTGAATCTATAGCCGCGGTGGTGACCGCGGTAGCGAGCGACGTGCCGGACGTCGTCACAACGCTCGCAGCTTGCGCGTTCGTGACGCCTGCGTTCCTCATAATAATGGCGCCAGTGGCGGGCAACACACTGTTCGAAATAACCGCCAAAGTATTCAATATCGTAGTGGCGCTGTAAAGGACATTCGCAATCTTTGCGCCAGAACTATTATTGCCGAGTATAACAATGTTAATCTTCAACGCCCCGCGGGCACCCAGGGCGTTGCCGGGCAACGAGACGGTGACCCCCGCTTGGTTATTGCCTGGCGTCTGCGTGTAGGCCGCCGGCGTCAAACCCGAAAAGGCCGAGGTGCTGCCCGGTATTGTGGGCGTGCCAGATGTGTAAGGGGGGCTATTGGGACTGGTGAAACAAGTTCCAACCGTTGTGGTGGCCCACTGGCAGAAATACCAGCCTGCAGAGCCGACCGGGCTCGACGCAGGGAAATAATCATAGGAATTCGCGTACACCGCGGTCAACGGTGCGCTGTACACCATCACCGGTGTATAGGTGAGTCCCGTCGGAGTGCCCACAGTTGTGACGATGGCCGCGCGCTGCGGAGTCTGCAGCGTGAAAGAAGTAGCGCCGTCCGTTGCGGATACGTAATAGGTGGTCGGGTTCGCGTAGCCTGTGATCGAGCCCGTACCCCCAAAAGTCCCAGAGATCGTCAAATACTGCCCGACCACGAGGCCCGTGACCGTTCCGGTGAATTGTCCCGCCGTGCCCGAGATTGCCCCGGCGGATATCGTCGCGGGTGAAGCTCCCGTGACATTGCTCGAAGCGCCAGGGCCAGTTAGCCAAATGGCGTTGTTGGCGAATGGCCCAGTGCCGGAAAGCGTACCAGTCAACGTCGCGGTGGCAACCGTGGTGCTGCTGAACGCCGTGATGGTCGCGTATTTATACGTCGTATCGAGGATCGTCAGGACGCGCCCGACGTCCCCAGCCGACGTTCCGGCCAGCGTCGCGGCGCTGAACGTCATCGTTACGCTGCCGCTCGTGCCACTGAAGGACACAGTCTGTGCGTTGGGCGGGGCTTGCCCCAATGTGACAACGCCCGCCGCGGTCATGAAGCCGGACGGCGGCACGATCATCGGCAAGCCGGTCTGCGAGAGCGTGTAGGGTAGCTTATTGCCGCCCGACGAAGTGCAAGTCGTTGCGAAGCTTCCAGTGCCGGAGCCGGTGCAATCGCCCGTCAGCGTAATCGTCTGATCCCCGGTGTTGGTGCCAGACGAGTTCCCCGAAAACGTGCCGCTTTGCGTGGCGAGTGTGCCCAACCCCGAGACGTCCGTGCTGGCGATCGCGAGGAGCGTTTTGGTCTGCGCCACCGTGCAAGCCAGCGGCACCCCGGGCGAGCCTGTGTTGTTGCACTGGATGCTGTTGGCGGCGAGGTTCGCCTGCTTCGCGAGCGTCACGGCGCCCGCGGCGATGGTCGCGGCGCAGGTGCCCGTCGGCACCGTCACGTCGCCCGTGTAGGCCGGCTGCTGCGCGCAGGCCAGGGTACCCGTGAGGTCCGACGCCGACCCTGACGTCGCCACCGTCGCGAGGCCAGACAAGTCCGTCGTAGGGATCAATGAGCTGGGGAACAGGCCCAGCAAATCGGAAGAGGAAGCCGCCTGCACCGCGGTCCCGTTGCCCTTCAGCGGTCCCGTGATACTCGTCGTGAGGGTTATTGCGGGAGTGGTCGTCGCGTTAGCGACCGTGCCGCCGAGGCCATTCGCCCCCACCACAGAAACGCTGCTCACTCCGCTGCCGCCGCCCCCTGCGCCGCCCGGCGGGGTGAGGACGCCGGTGACGTCCGCGACGACCCCGGTGCTGACGAGCAGCCCTAAAAGGGCGGCGGCAACACGCACAAGCCGTTTCATTGGACGAGGTTCGGCAGCACGGAGGCAGAGGCCGAGAGGGCGGTGGACCCGCCAGCGGCAGAGATCGTGGCCTGGATGAGCCCGCGCGGGAGGTAGAACACGCAGTTGCCGTTCGCCGTGAGGGTCCCCGCAGTGCCAGCAGTCACCAGAGTCGTGCCGTCCGGCCCCACATACTGAAGAGTCACCGTCGCCCCGTTCCAAACTCCCGCTACAGTGAACACCCCCGCGCCGCCGGGCCAGAGCAGTTGCGGCCCCGTGACCGCGGCAGCGGTCAGCAGCTTCAGCGGCCCGGAGTTCTGCTGCGCTTCCGCGACGACAGGCGAACAGGCGATCACGCACAATGCAATCAAGAGGCGCAATTTCACAGGACAACCTCTTTCGTTTAATTTAAGCAAGGTTCACATCCGCAGTCAGCGCGGCGAGCGGCCCCATGTAATCCCATGTCGCGGGATCGCCCGCAGTGATGCTGGTGGCCGTAGAATCCAGAATGTTCGCGCCAGTGCCGCTCGGCACGGTGCCGCTTGTGAATGCCCCATTGGCCGCATAAACGTGCCCACTGTCTATCGCAAGTTGGCCTTTAATGTAGGCCGTCGCCGTGAGCCACTGCGGGGCGAGGATCCCGGGGGTCGTCACCACGTAACCGAGCGGGGTCGTGTTGCCGGTGACGACACTGGCATTGTCGATGTACTCGCCGGCTTCTAAAAAGAAGCCGCTAGTGGGAGTGCCTAGGGACCTGCGCGGGCCTTTGAGACTGCTCCAAGGGTTCACAAACTCAACCGCATTGGTCACGAGACTGTGCGGATTTTCAGTAACACTGAAGCCCGTCAGCGTGAACGGGTTGCCTTTATAGAACCCAATGAATACGTACCCCACCTCGTCGTTCACCATGAAGTGGCTCAGCGTCTCGCCGCCCGGCGCCTGTACCTTGGCGCAATTGGTGCCCACGTCGTAACCGTAGTCGCCCCAGTAACGACGATGGTAGGCATTGCCCGCGGCCGTCATCGTCAGCAGATTAAAACTGTGGTCGTAACACGCCATGCGGCCTTCGCCCAAGGCATAAGCGCCATGATGCGTGCGCAGAACGAAATACTTGGCTTTGTCGGTTCGGATGTAGGTCCCGTAGAGAATGTTATTGGTGTTGAGCAGAATGCCGTCTCGGGCCAAGCTAATATCGCCAGCGGCGAAAGTGCTGAGGGGAGTAAGGCCCGTCTGCGCTACCTTGGAAAGCCCCTTAACGCACCAACCTGCTGCCGAGCCAACAGCGCTCAGATGTAAAGCATCGACCGTTGCCGTTGCGGTGGAAGCTTCAGAGCTATAACCGCAACGAATGCGCGCAATCGTATTAGGGCCGCCTGTGTTGGCCCCCGTGTACTCCCCAATCAACGCAGTGAGCTGATACGGTCGGACCTTCCAGACCACGGAACCATCTGCGATTGTCGACCCGCCAGTGACGGGGGGCGAAGCGGGCTCCGTGCCGCCTGACGTGCCGGCGGTAACAACGTCCCAGTAAGTGCCGTTCGAGAGGGTGGGTCGCACTTGGCTGCCCAGCGCGTAAGCCGTTGTCGCCGCCCACACTGGCTGAATCGAGCGGTTGACGGTGGTGTTGGCGGAAATGTCTCGAATTGTCATCCTGAAGTTACCCAGCTCTGAGCTGGGACTTTCGGGCCACAGGTGCACTCCCGACACGAGGAT